TTGTAATTTGTCATTCTGCAGGTCAACATCGTGGAGATCCACATACGATTTTGGAACAAGTTGAATCCGCATTAGGTAGGTCGGTTCGTTTAGGAGAAAAGGATCGTGTTGGAGGAAAGTTACTCCTACATGAATACCTTCGATGGGCTCCTAAGAAAAAAGCTTCAAATGCTGGAATTTATGACAACGACTTTGCGGACTGGTTACTTCGGAACAAAGGTCCCGAATCTGTGGTAGTTTATCAGAACCAATTCAAAGCTCAAGAAGAACTGGTTGATGATCTACCAAAGCTTCAGATTTTTGATAATGAAGGAAACAAGTTAATTTCTGAAGCAATCAAGGCTTGTGTTTATGAGAAATCAGGAACGAATGGCAAGAACAAGGAAGACGTAGCAGAATTTCAAGGAGATGATCCCTATGATATGCTACGTATGCTTATTCATGCCGCGGATCGTTTCTTCGATAAGTCAAGTGAAGCGCATAAATCATTTCAGGCGAAGGAGAAAGTTCTAACCTTGTTGAATGAAACTGGTGACATGACAGCATTTTACCGAAATATGCGCAAGCTTGAATCAGATCAGAAAGAAAAGATGAAGGTAATTCCGAGGTTTAACTCGGGTACTTATAGAATGAGATCCCAACATGTCATTCACTGAGTTCCTAGACTTCTGTGCGATCAAAGTTCATAACTTTCTTGATGACCGGCATGAACGGAAGATCGATCTTCTGGAAAAGAAACGTCATTGCGAGAACTGTGATAGGCTGGTTCACTTACTGGAACTAGCAGAGGTTCGCGCAGGCAAGTTGGTAGAAAGAATTGGTGTAACAGGTAGCAAAATTGAACCACCTATGCCAGCTCCGCTACCAAAGCCAATCATGGGAGATAATATTCCTTGGTCAGTTCGGCGCGCCAAGTTAGAAAGTGAATCAGCTAAGCTTGCGCGAGAACTTCAGGAATACAAAACCGGTAGTGATCCCACTAATCATCAGTTAGAATTGGAACTTGAACCAGATGATCTCTAAAGAAATCCAGGCCGCGCTCAAGACGATTATTGACGAGTTTGACAAAGAGGATCAGTCTGTCAGAGAACGTCAAATTCGCGTGTGGAAAAAGCTTGAGTACTACTGGGCCGGATTTCAACGTATCTGGTGGGATTCAGTTGCGCATGATTGGAGAATTTGGAACACGGATCTCCAAAATGGCTTAGGTTGGAACGAAGCAGAATATTACGATAAGCCAATCAATGTCTTTCGCGCATTTCTGGAATCAGTAATTGCTGCATTATCTGCAACAGTTCCGGGGTTGAAATGTATTCCCGATGATGCGGATAATGCCAATGACTTAACTACGGCGCGCGGCGGAGATAAGATTACAGAACTTGTTTACAAGCACAATAACGCACCGTTGCTTTGGATCAAAGCTCTTTACACGTATTGCACTCAGGGAATGATTGCGGCTTATAACTACACGTGTGAAGACAAGAAATATGGAACAGTTCCTTTTCCTAACTACGAAGATGAGGAACAAGAAGTAGAAGTCAAAGTTTGCCCCCTGTGTGGCACGGTTATTCAAGAACCAGAACTTTCCTATGCGGAGTTTCTGGATAATCAAGAGCGCGCAGAGTTTGATCCAAGTGATGATGATGCGGTTGCGCATTCAGAACTAGAGAAAATCAAAGATCAACCCGGTCAAGTTCTTTGTCCGAATTGTCTTATTCAGGTTGATCCCGAGTTTCGAAAAGACAAGATTGTTGTAACGCGCATTACAGGAATTACTGACCAACCAAAATCCCGGCAACTAATTGAGGTTGCTGGTGGACTTTGGGTTAAGGTTCCAAACTATGCGCGAACTCAAGCAGAGTGTCCATATCTGGATTATGACTACGAGGTTCATTACACACAAGTTCTAAAGAAGTGGCCCCATCTTCGTAAGATGCTTGATTCAGATAATTCTCGTATTACTAAATCCGCAGGATTCAACGTATACGAACGATGGGGTAGGCTATCAACTCAGTACCTTGGTGAGTATCCAATGAATACTCCTACAGTACGTAATTGGTGGTTGAGGCCGGAAAGCTACGAAATCCTAGAAGACGAGGATATTCGTAAACAGCTTTACAAGAAATTTCCTGACGGGGTTCGTTGTGTATTTGTCAATGAGCAATTTGCTGAAGCGGAAAATGAGGCACTAGATGATCATTGGACAATTACGTATAATCCCTTGTCAGAGTACATCCACTTTGATCCGTTGGGTTTACTTGTAACATCGATCCAAGATATCACAGCAGATTTGGTCTCACTAACGCTGCAAACCATTGAACATGGCGTTGGTCAGACATTTGCTGATCCGTCAGTTCTGAACTTTGAGCAATATCGCAATAGCGAAATTGCCCCTGGATCTATTATCCCAGCAATGCCCAAGGGTGGTAAGGCATTGGGTGACGGATTTTACGAACTATCTACTGCACAGTTATCTAACGAAGTTCTACCGTTTGCCAATAAGATTCAGGAACTTGGTGAGTTTACTTCGGGAGCAATGCCATCAATCTTTGGTGGCGCAATGCCGTCTTCCGCGCGAACTGCATCACAGATGTCGCAGTCACGAAGTCAGGCATTACAAAGGCTACAGACTCCGTGGAAGATGATTAATTATTGGTGGAAGGATATCTTCTCCAAAGTTATTCCAGCTTACATGAAGTCCATGCTGGAAGATGAGCGGTTGGTTCGGAAGGAATATGGAGTTTTCATCAATGATGTAATCAAGCGCGCAGAACTGGATGGCAAGATCGGTTCAATCGAGCTAGAAAGTTCCGATGAAATTCCGCAATCATGGGCTCAAACGCGTGATACATTGATGAACCTTTTGAACTCAAACAACCAAGAAATCTTTGCTGCGCTATCTTCACCGGATAACTTGGAAATTCTCAGCGAGGCTCTTGGTCTTGATGATTTCAATATTCCCGGTAGGAAAGATCGTGAACGGGAATATCAGATTATTCAACAGCTTATCCAAAGTGGACCAATTCCTGGACCAACGGGCCAATTGGTTAGCACTATTATGCCAGAGCAATTTGTTGATAACAACAACATTGGTGCTGATATTTGTCGTACTTGGTTAGTTTCTGAGGCTGGGCAAATCTGCAAGACAGAAAATATGCCCGGTTATCAGAACGTTGTAGCGCGTTTGAAAGGCCATATTGATCTTATGGTTCAGAATCAACCAGTAAATCCACAGCCCGAAGAGGCCAAAGGAAAGGCTCCAAGTGCCAAGCCCACGAAACTTAATCCAGTTACTTAGCGCGCCGGAAGATGCTGGTGGTGGCGGAGGACCAGTAAATACTCCAGAACAGATCTATGATTTTTTGTCTGGAGATGATGAGGTAACAGAACCAGAAGTAGAAGAAACAGAAGAAGATGATAATGAGCCAAAAGATGATGATTCGGAAGAAACTGAAACTGAGGAAACTGAACCAGAACCAACTAACGATGATGACATTAATGAGATCATTTTCTCCGATTCTGTTCCAAAGCGTGCAGTAATTCTCAAGGAATTTCCTGAGCTTTACAATAAGTTTCCTGGACTAGAGAAAGCTGTATATCGCGAACAGAAATATGCAGAGTTCTTTCCAACGATCAACGATGCAAAGGAAGCGCAGAAAACTGTAGCAAGTTATAATGATCTAACACGTGCAATTCAGGATGGTTCACTTTCCCCGGTTCTAAGGCAAGTCAAGGAATCAAACGAGGAGAATTACGGGAAGGTAGTAAACAATCTTCTATCAGATCTTTACCAGACTGACCAGAAGTCATACAATGATGTATTGACGCGGGTTCTGAAGGGAACTTTGGTCAATGCAATGAACTATGGTAAGCAAGGTGGTGATGATCAGATTCAAATTGCGGCTCAGTTGCTGCATAAGTTTCTGTTCAATTCACCCGAAGTAACACCATATCAAGATCAGACACAGCAGGATCAAGGACTTAGCCAGAAAGAAAAAGAACTTCGGGAGAAGCAAATTAATTTTTACAAAGAACAAATGAACTCCGCGGTTAACGATGTAAGTACACGAGTTAAGAATGTCATCCGAAGTCAATTTGAGCGCGCTATTGATCCTAAAAGTCAGATGACTGACTACGTGAGATCAAAGGCGATTGATGACGCGATTAACCAAACAGATATTGCAATCAAAGCTGACTCGCGCTTTCGTTCTACGATGGATATGTTGTGGAAGAAAGCTATGCAGAATGGGTATTCTGAGGCAAGTAAGCTGGATATCAGAAATGCTTTCCTTGCCAAAGCTAAATCTGTTCAAGCTGGCATTATCCAACGTATTCGTGCGGAGGCTTTAAAGGGACAAATTCGTCCCAGGAAGTCAACTAAAGAACTTGTGCATGATGAAA